GAAGAAGGGTTCGATCCCACCCTGATTCATCTTACCACTTGAGGAGTATTCCTGGTACAGTTTCTGGGCCAGGTTAGTATCGTACTTATCCAGGGCGGTGATGGCTGCAACCCGCTCGTAATTGGAATTGGCTTCATCCAACATCAAACGTATCTGGCGTTCCGAACTTTGACTATTCTTTGAAGCGTTACGGACAATGGAATCCACGAACCGACTTATCATATCGAAGTCCATGTCTCCCTGCTGGTACATCTGCCCACCCGCGTGAAGTTCAGTCCACAGTTTAGTTGCAGCTAATGGATCACGTTTCATCACATCCTTTAGGATGAGGCGCTTCTCGTCATTAGTTGATGCGGATCGGATTGCTGATTTAAGCTGTGAATAGGTACCTGATGTATCATTGCCCTTGTAGATGGAGTCCACGAACTGCTTAACCATGGTCTCATCCATCTCACTCTGGAACATCTCCCCTCGTGAGCGAGCCTTCTCCCAGACATCCAACGCAACCATCTGGTCGTATTTAGTGGCTTCCTTGATGAAGGCACGCTTCTCTTCGTTGGATGAGGCATCCATGATGGAGTTTCTAAGCTGACCTGCAAAGTCATACTTCTTGTTACGATACATGGCCCCCACCATTCTCTCAATCATATCCTGATCCAGGGACTGGCTGAGGAGCGGGTTGCTCTTTATTAGATGAAGCAGCTGGGCGATGTCCATCGACCCTTCCTCGCCCGGAACGAAATGAATAATGTTCATATCCACTCCACTGGCGGCTGCCCAAATCCGGGTCATATCATAGATATGTCCGGCCTCCTCTTTGCTGGTGAATATTCCACCCAGCAGTTTCAGGAATCCTTCCTTGTCATTCATGCCCGTCACGGACTGGTGATTGTTAATGAGCTTCAGGATTTCTGTTTCGTTAATATTGATGCCGCTGTTATTGGCAAGGGAGCGAATGGCAAAGGAGTTGGCCTTCGGGATCTCGTCCAGCTTGGCACCTGTGAAGGTGCGGTCAAGGGTTGAGAGCATATCCAAATCCATCTCGCGCGTCATGACATCGCCTTCCAGTATGTTCTTATACGGCTTGGCAATGTAGTCACGGCGGAAGTTCATGAAGGTCTTCTTAAGCTTCGGGTTCTCTGTTACGCCATTCTCCACCCACTTGGTGAAGATGTCGGCGAAGTGTTCACTCTGTTGTGTGGATAACTTGTTACCAATCACCGCCTCATTGCTGAGCTTGGTAATCATATTGCGAATGGTGCGAAGGTCTTCAACAGCCCCGGCATCTCCATGCTTGGCAAGGAATGTCAGGTCTTCATAGAACATCTGGCTCATCTGTGCGGTCAGGCCTCGGAAGTTCTGCTGCCCAAAACCATAGAATACGAAGCGCTCCGTACCATCCTTCACGCCCGTGCGGGCAAGTTGTAATCCTTCGTTAATGGTAAGGCTGCCTTCCATGCGCGCAAATCCCAGGCGTCCCAGTAGTTCTTCCATCGGGATTCCTGAGCGGGCGGACATCATATCCACATGTTCACGAATGGTCAGGGCATAGGCGCGGCTTTGAGGTACGGTCAATCCAAATGAATTAACCAGGGCGCGGCTCATCTGGTCGATGGCAGACATGTTCGGATCGAGCAGCCTGTTTGCATCCACCATGACGGTTGTGTCACGGCTCAATGAACGCCGGGCATTCGGAGAGAAGAACGATTCCTCCATCTGCTTGGTATCCCACTTGGCATAGATTGGGTTGGACTGTGTCGGACGTCCCTTGGCAATGGAGCGATCGCCCAGCTTGAAGCTGAACTGCTCAACCCCACCGTCAATGTTCTTGGTAACGGTAAAGCCCAGGCTCTCCAGGTACTTCTCGGAGAATTGCTGGTTGAATTCCATAAGGATGCGTTTAGCTTCCTCCGGATTTTGAGATTGAAGAACCTTCAGTATCTCACGATTACGAATGGCAGAGCGGTCGTATATCTCGCCCTTCATTTCCCAGAATGCTCTCCATACCTTATCCTTCTTTAGTGCGGTAAGGCCGCGAGCCTTGAACGGGCCCGGGAAGTTGTGATACATGAAGTCGGCCAGGTTGCCGTCAGCCACAAACATATGTGCTAAATAGTTTTCAAGTTCCTTGACCAGTTCCGGGTCATTGAACCTATCCTTGATAATATACTCGCGCAGTTCCAGGGTGCTGAGGGCTTTCTGATTACCCTTGACCATGATCTCTGGAGGGGTCTTGGAAAATTGGGCGTCAAGGTCATCAACAGCCCGCTTCCAATCCTCACCGACCAGATCGTAGATGTTCATTCCGCTGCGGTCGAGCATGCGCGTCCCCTCAAACGAAAGCTTCTCACCTTTTAGGTTTTCGAGAATGGAGCGCATGTGTGTGTCATCCGTTAGCTGTCCAGCTACAATAAGAAATAAATTCTTATCCTTACGCAGCAATTCTACGGGGCCGTTATGAGTCATGAACATATTATATGCAGACACATAATCATCCATTGAGGCTCCAACGCTGTCCAGCAGGGCATGGTCGATGGTTCCTTTGGCTTTGATGGTACCCTCGGTCAGGGCGGTGACCATTTCCTTGCGGGTTCCCTTCATCAGCTCTTCGCCGATGGCAATGGAAACCTGCCCATCCACCATGGATACTGTAACTTCCTTTCCAGGAACCAAACTTGCAGCGCCATATGGTTCCATGGCTCGTGCAAAGTCCTGCACCACTTCTTTGTAGTGACGACTTTTATGTTTCAGGGAGCGGGCGGCCAGGGTCTCTGAGCTGGTGGCGGGTTTCGTGAATGCAGTATTTATCTTGTCCATCAATCCTTTGATGGTGAAGTTGGGGGTGTTGCGTGCAACCTTCGGGGGAGAAGGCCTAAGATTGGGGCGGATAATGCCGGCAATCATGTTCGCAACTTTCTCCATGGTGGGGGGTTTATGCGAAACATCCGGGGCTCCGAACCCATCCACATTTCTACCCATCGTATCACTGGAATCAGAGATGCGCTGTTGGATTTCGTTCTGAACGGCCTTCATGTGGTCGTCGATGAACTTGTTGACATCCTCTTCTGTAATGCTGCGGCCAGCTTTCTTGATTGAATCCAGGTTACGCTCGAACCTGTCTCCAATATCAGCCAGGAATACCTGCTTCTCCTGTGCTGTAAGGGCGGCCATTGATTCATCTACATCCTGACCGAACAACAAAGACCAGGACTTCTCCTTCATCTGGGCAGGGGTCAGTTTCGTGCCATCGGGTGCAACATCTGAGATGATGTTGTCGACCATGTCGGCCATCTTGGATGGATTGTTCCCTGATTCATCCCAAATCTGCATGGCGAGTTTCTTAACCGTCGGACTAAGATCTTCTGTACCCATGTTCTTGAATTGCGGAGACAGGGTATCCAACAGCTTGAAGTATTCGCGCGAGAACATACGCAAACGAACAGTAAATTCGATTGCGGTATTGAAATCAGATGACGCTCCTGGGATTGCGGCAATGCCGGCCCCAATACCGCGCATTAATCTGCGGGCGGCCTGGGATGCCGGACTTCCATCCAGTTTGGAAGCCATCATCTTCTGCACAATAGCGGGAAGTTCCTCTATATTGCGGGTTCCCTCTTCCATGATGCGGTCATACTCATATTTCCACCAGGAGTAGGGGCCCATTAGAGGCTGGAAGCCCTGGTGCAGATAACGGGAGGTAACAGTGTAGGCTTCATCCTGTCCCTGTCGTGCCAGGTTCTGTCCAAGCTCCAGGGGGATGTCTCCAAGCTTCTTGGCGAGACTGGAGTGCGTACCGAACATGAGCATGAACATATCTTCCAGAGGGTTGCCCCCGAAGAGGAAGCTTCTGCCTGTGGTGTCGATTAAGTTCTGGATATACCAGCGCGGATTCATGGAGAGTACAGCCATGGCCCATAGCTGGTACGCATATCCAGTGGCCTGGTGTACATCTTCCAGGGAACTGGCTATCTTGGTGGCTTTTGCGCGAGTCTTGGAATTCACTTCTGTGCCCAGGGAGACAATCATCTTGTTGATTGTATCTCCGAAGGAGAGGTGCCCCTTCTCCACACCCGCCCTCATCTCACTCCACAGTACGGCCTTCTGCCTGGAGGTCATACCTTTCTTCTTAATGTTATATACCTCAAGCATGTGCTTGTAGGCTTCATCCTTCCCAAGCGCGTCTTGAATTCTCTTAAAGGCGGGGAGATGTTCCAGGTCGTCACCCAACATGTATATCTTCTGCACGAGCTGACCAAAGAACGTATCCTCAAGCAGGGGGCTGGCGTTGCCGGTGATGTCCTGCCTCACGCGATGAGACGAAAGAAACGATTTCTTGAATTCCTGAGAGAAACGGGCGATGATGTTGGAATTCTTGGTCGGATCCGATGCAGTATCGGACAACTCACGAGCAATCATCTTCTTATATTCGTCATCAGAAACCTTAAGCTTCATGCTCCTGATTTGATGCTTGACCTGGTGTTCGGCGTTGCGGAACATCTCCTGCTCGGAGGCAGATACAGCTCGCTTATACAGATCAGTCCACGTGGAGGGATCAATACCACCACCTTCCACATTGGTGATGTCCCTTAATTTCTTAAAGGTGTTGTACGATAGATTCTCCATGCCTGGGAGGTAATCTGGCAATCCCTTCGTGGAGACAGATTCAAATATTTGTCGGGCTTCATCATCGCTCTTCCCCAGGGCCCGTCGTAAAACATCCCCTATTACAGGAAGAGCTTTCTCGAAGGATTCTGCCTGACCTGAGTAGGCCTTCACCACCTGGAGAAATGCACTGTTGACACTGTTGCCTATCTTTCCGCCAACAGAAGAAGCGGATTCACGTGCAAGCCATCCGACTACTGGAACCTTGTCTATAAAGCTTGAAAACGATTCCTTGAATATGGTGCGTACACCTTTCATTCCAGGAAGGACTTCATCCAAAACTCCGAGACCTGGCAGGAAGTTGGTAACATCGAACATACTTTCCGCAAGCATCTCTGTTCCTGGGTTTGAATACTCCTGTTTCAGGGTGCGAACTTCCGCGTCCGTTGGCATTCTTCCAGTCTGGATAAGGAAATGTGCCACGGCTAAATCAAACGCTTCCTTGCGCCACGGCTCACGATCCCATGTAGCGGCAGCCCGAGGGTCATGCTCTTTCAATGCATAGGTAATGTCAATGGCCTTCTGTGCGTCAGCCACAATGCCCTGCTCCAGTTTCTTTCGTTCCCCTTCCGTCATTGGGCGCTCGTACATGTGGTCTTTCTTCAGATCCTCTATAATATCTTCGCGAGCCAGAGATAGGCCGCCGCGATGAATCCTATCAATGCGGGCGGCTTGCACCTCGGCGTCTGATGGTTCGTAGGGAACCGTTTCGCGGGTATCATAGGAGAGGCTTGAGTATAAAGAGTCCAAATCAGTACCACTCAAACCATACATCTCATCCATCTTCTCACTGATTTGCTTGAGAGTGGGTTCTTCGATGTTGGCTCGATACAGGATGGAGAACACTTCATCCGCAGTGGCTCCTGGATAGTCCTTCATTGCAGCCTTTAGTTGTTCTGCCGTGGGGATGCGGGTATTCTCTTCGATGATCGCATATTGAGCATCAGTGACGCTTATATTCGTACCTCGTGGAAGGTCGTTGCTCTCCACAATGGCGCGTTCCAGGTCATTAATGGTCACATTCCCATAGGTAGTCGTTGTCATGAGTTCAGACACGGTACCCTTGTTCATGGCCTTTATCTTATCGGCCATTGACTTCTCCAGGGTATCCGCTTGAAGAGTCATGGCCTTTCGTTCGTCTGGGTTTATCGTGTAGGCGGGAGTAAATAGGCTCTTCACCGTTTCACCAATTAGGTTGGCTCCGTAGGAGAGACTTCTGGACGCGCCTGATAATACTGCGTTGGGGTCGTACTGTCCGCGCGCGGTATCCGCTTGTGCGGCAGCTCTTGAATTCACTCCAGCCTGACGAATGACATCCGCCACTTTAGCAAACGATTTGAATGTGGCAGTTCTGGCGTCTTCAAGGCGCTGGTGGTCGGAGAGCATCTTCTTCTCCTGCTCCTCCAGCAAGTTGAGCTTCGCCTGGGCCATTACCTTATTCTCTTTCATTGCAAGGGGATTGGCGAGAATTGAATTCAGGAGTTTGCGGTCTCGCTCAATCTTAGCCGGGGATTCAAACCTGATTGGTGACTGAATTATAACTTTACCAGTTTTAGCATCCCGCTTTATGGGCAGGTCAATTTCAAAACTGTTACTGATGGCCTCGCCAATCAACAGCCCTACGTTCATAGCGCTTTGCAGGATGGCGGTAGCCGGGCTTGCGTTACGTTCACTGAATACGTATTCAACCTCAACAGGCCCCATGGCAAGATAAATGGCATTCTTATTTAAGTTTAGGGTAATGTTCTTCAGGGCCAGTCCGGCCTTAATCTCAGCATCAGACTTACCCTGCGCGCGCATGGCATTAATTAGTTCCAGGTCTGAAGTCGGCCTTCCGGCTTCAGTCAGGAATGGAACCAAATGCTCATAGTCCACGCTCTTGGTTTCTTCATCAATCGGGGCAACCAATACCTTATATGAGTTACCGAGAATGTCATTCTCAATATCATCTGCGGTAGGAGCGGTAAAGTCGGATCCTCCAATTTCACGTCTCCACCTGTCCCGTATGTTCTCCATTGTATTTCCTTCAAACTCATCAACACTCCCCAAAGGAGCTCTATATCCAATGGGCTGGTCAACAGATTCAGGGCGCTGTGTTCCAACCTGTGCTGGAGTTAACGACCCTGGAATGGATGTCGGAGTAAGGGAACCAGTGAGTGAATAGGGAACCACTGATGTTGAAGGGCTCGCACTCAAGCTTGATATGATGGAAGCAAAACCAGGCCTCGCCCAAAATGGGGAGGCCTCGGAAGAAGCTGCGGCGGATACGGCAGGTATGTAGCCTGAGGGAGGGCGGGGCGGCCCAGCCACGGCTGACGTGGTTCTGGGAGTTACTCCCGAGGATCTGCCTCTATTGGTTATGCTGGCGAGGGTGCGTGCGGATGGAGCCGTTAAGGGAGTAACGCCTGCCGAGCGGCTGCGGTTGGTAATACTTGAGGGGGTGGCTACTTCAGTCTTTCTTGCCGCCTCATCCATCAACCTTCCGGCGTGTCTTACTTTCCCACTGCCGTAGTCCCGTAACGACTTATACTTTTTTGCCATGAATGATTACTCCTCTTTGCTGGATGGACGACCGGCCCTTGCTTTTTCCTTTAAAATAATAACCATGCGATTGTTGGTTGTTGCCCAGGCGTGTACCAGATCCCAGGCCTTGAATTTGTTTAATTCATCCTCCATCTTGGGGAGGTCACTTTCCAGAAAAACTAAAACTTTAAACATGTAGTCTCCTATATGAACAGGTTCTTGTTGGGCGAGCCGTAATTGGTTCGACCGTTATATTTGAATGTATCTATCAGAGGAGTGCCATCAACTGTTGGGTTGATGATAGCGCGTCCAAGTTCCACATAGGACGAATCGGCTGACTTGGAAATGTCGCCGAACTCCTTCATCATAGCGGCGTAATTAGCGCGGCTGATCCCTCCTTCTGCGTTGGAATACTTATCCAACAGAAGAATGGTGTTCTTCAGGAATTCGTAATCGGAGCCGACGGGAACTGAACCGGATGCCGCCTCCATGGATGCTAGATTTGACAGGGCAGTTTGAGCCCTTTCCTTGGAGAACATTTGACGTCTCAGGGCGGACGTGCTTACTGGAGCGGTTCGTCTCTGGTTAGCTGCTGTTTCCTGCTCTGAGATTTTATCATAACCAAATCCAGTGAAATTGGATCCCAGCCACTTTCCAATGCTTGACGCTTCCGTATCTGTTAAGGATGGTATCAGGGCATTGGCGGAATTAGCGAGCGTTTCATTGCTTCCTGACGAACCATATGCAAGAGGCCTCCACCAACTTCGGCTGGAGGGGGATTGGGGCGTATAGAGAGTCATACCTTCCGGGGCAACATACGTACCCCTTCCAGCGGATTCCGCCGTCGGGGGAGTGGCGAGGGCGTGGGGAGCAAATGGAGAATCCTCCCCGGGTTTCTGGCGTCTGGGCGTTCCATCCGCTCTTAGTTTATTTTTTGGATCAGCCATTTGTCACACTCCTTGATTCCATTTCCCTGACGTACTTCTCCACTTCAGCCTTTCCATATAAATCAGATAATTTCTGAAGGGAGGCGGCGTCAAGGGTCTTATAAAGCTGGACGTCACGATCTATATGAAGAGCCTTGTCTATCTTTGTATAGGCCTGCTCTCCGGCCTTTGCTATCTTTGTATAATCCATATTATACTCCTGTCATGGAGGGGCGTTCAGTTGCCATGGTGTTCTGAACATCCGCTGCCGACCTTCCTGCAATCTCCCCTCCGACTGCCTGGGGTACCGGCTGTCCACTCTGGGTGGGCTGGCCCGATAGTTGGGCAGGAGAGGTGGGTTCGGTAGGACGACCCTGTGGATTGGCGACGCCGCCATTGTTCAAGGCTTCGAGGGTCTTGGCTGCTACTGCATCACCAGACTCTGCGCGCTTGGTAAGTTCACGTCGAACAGCGTACTCCACCGAGGCGGGGTGCTGTGTAACCTTTTCCATGAAGATGCGCTCTTCCTCGTCCTCTGGCTGTTCAATGTCCAGGAACATTTCCATGATCTTGTAGTTAGACAGCGTGCCTTTGACCTGGGAGGCCATGGCGACTTTGCGCTGTTGTTCATTGGGGAATGTCGGACGAACTTCCGCGCGTATCTGGTATCCTTCCAGGGCGCTGATCTTCACATAGTCGACGTAGTCAGTCCCACGCTGGTGACCATACACGCAAATGCTGGTATCCTTGGCGAACTTATCCAGCAGGGAGAGGGTCTTCTTGGCCCAGGCCGTGAACAGAAGTTCAATGTGTTTGATGGGCTGCTCCAGTCGGATGCGATTCTGGTCTCCCAGTTGTGCCATCGCATACCCAGCGGCATCCCCATTTCCCTGTCCGAACATTACATCGGAGAAACCGGATTGCTGAATACGGGAGCGCAGGAAGTCCATATGCATTTGAAGATCCGGAGCATTACCGGGCCAGGTCGGAAATTCAATGCTTTCATCCGGGGAGATGGATACGTGATTGTAGAGTCCCGGATCAATATTTATCTTACGCCCAGGCTGCGTCTTGGTGACAAGGGGAAGTCCCGTGTAGACATCAATCTGGTAGGCGCGCCGATTAAAGGAGCGCTCCAACAATGCAACACTATCTTCCAGGGGTGAGAGAATGCTCTGCCATTTGCTGGGGTCTTTCCCAGTTGGCTTATAAAACTGTACGCTGTAGGGCAGGTCTTCGTACCCCATCATAATGTTGGGGCCGCGCAGGGGAATCTGGTCGAACATTGCCGTGTTACGGATTGCCATGTGTTTTACTGATGGCTGTGGTTCGCCGCTTTCCTCTGTGGGTTCGGGGGAGGGGGTTTCAAGAGTTACCCAGTCCCACAGGTCGACGAATGTTCCAAGGGTTGTCGCCTTTTCATATTCACCGAGGTGTGCAAACTTGGGGAGCTTGACCCCATAAAGTAGCTCCACATCCAATACAGACATGGATTCTTCCCTGCCAGCGACAAGCCACCGTTTGGGGCCGCCTGGCAGGCAGAAGAACTTTATGGGGTCAATGACTTTCACGCACATGGGCACTTCTTTGAAGAGCCAGTACGCTTCAGAGCCGTCTTCGGGCTGAACCATTTCGCGCGAGCGTGCCGCTACTTCAGGATCAAACACCGAATACAGAATCCCGCCGCCGTCGCGTACGAAATTCTGAAATAGTTCGAAGCGCTGGTATCGTTCCTCGCGCTCATCATTGGCAGACAGGATACCTTCAAGCAATTTTTCTATCTTGCCTGTATCCTTTTGTTCCGCGTAGGTTGGGGTAAATCCAAAGGCATGCCAGCGTAATTGGTTGGCAAGCATGATGCCGACTGCAAGATCCACCGTGTTTGTAAATGTAGGATCGGAATATTGGATTTCTCGCTTGCCTGGGAGTTTGGCATAATGTGCCATTTCATACAGCCGCTGCCATCGGGCGATGTTGGTGCGCCAGTCCTTGACATATTCCACGGCCCTTTGGTATTTCATCAACACATCCAGAAACTGGTCTCGTTCTATTTTATCTTCCATACTCTCCTCAATCTTCCATTAGTTCTCGTGGGAATTTGGGCATCAAGTCCTTTGGCCCGTAGTCTGTCATGTTCGAATAGGGGGATGTCATGGTAACCGGTATGCTGATGTCAACCCCGCCGTTCTTCACGGCATCGTAACAGGCCATTGCCAGGGCGACTGCCCCGTCGACGTGATGTTTCTTCATGGCCTTGTTCTTCACGATGCGGAATCCGTTTGCATTTGTTTCCGCCACAGCCATCTGAAGATGCTTGCGCAAATCCTCGGCTGGGTACATTTCAAGATTCTTATTCTTCAGCAAATCAAAAAGTAGTTGCGAGGCCGCTGTCATTGCGGGGGCGGTCTGCTGAAATGCGGTCACGGGGAACCCTTTCCCTTTGAGCCGATACATCATCTGCATCAGATGCTTGGGGTCGTAGACAATGGAGGACACCGTAAACTTATTATACAGTTCCACGAGCGTTTTTTCCACCTGATCTAAATCAATTTGCTCCGATTCGGAGGGTGTCCAGATCTGGTGATGCACCACGCCGACCTTGCCACGCTTACTATCGTACCCTACCATGACCAGGGCGGTGCAGTCCTGTACGATGCCTGCGTCCAATCCTATCGTGATCGGCCACTGAGCGAAGGGGTGTTCCTCCCACAGGCTTGCGTCTGCCGGGTAGGCCTTCATGGCCCTATCCACCCATTCGATCGGGATAAAGCTTTCCTGGCTGGTCACCCACTGATTCATATGCAGGCGCAGGAAGGCGGAGGGGCGCTCGGCTTTCATGGCGCTCTCGTAATATGCTTCCGTCTGCCAGGGCATGGTCGGTTCGTGTGTCCAGTACGTAATTAGATTGCCGTTGCGCCAGATGGGCATGTCTTCCATTCCAGGAATTCTCTCTCCCTGTCCAGCGTCATGCTCATCAACCCCCACCCCTCGCAGATACATTTCCCACAACAAGTCGGATTCATTTTCGAATCCTGCGTAGGTCGAGATGAAACGCAGGGAGTTGTTGACGGTCGGGATGGGGATCATTTCGTCCCATACACGACGGTCAAGTTCCGACGTAGCGCCCCATAGTTCGTCCCATAGAGTCAGGGAGTGGCGGGAGCCTGCTACGGACTTATACGATTGACCCAGTACCTGAATGAAAGTCCCATTGGCAAATTCAATCCGATACTGGGTGATGTTGACATAATTGGCCTTGTTACGATTGTCAGAGTATTTCCCCTCCAGGATGCGCTGTTCGAAATGAAAGCGAATATCCCGGAACAGGCGTCCTTCACCTGCTTCGAGAGTATTGGCGATCACATAAATTTCAGTTCCATCGCGGGCCTCCTCCGCATACCAGCACCCCACTGAAGATCCCATACAGGTCTTGCCGGATTTCTTGGTGGCGGAGTAGAGCACGGTCTCGTATATCAAGTCCCCTTCCTCGTCCATCTTCAGGGCTTCGGATAGGATGCGTCGCTGCACGGGCTGAAGAACCATCTTGCCGATGCCCTTCATCTTGTGCTTTTTCTCGTCCCATGAATCCCTGATCCAAAAACATTCCTTCTCGATCCATTCCAAATAACTACGCAACGGTTACCTCTATTTGTGTATGCTCAGAGATGCGGACATTCTTAACCTCATATCCCGCCGTCTTGCACAGGTTGTGAAGTACCCAGGGTTCAAAGTGATAGAGATGGGCGAGACGCCATGGGCCTCCCTTACTTGTCATGGATGGAACTTCTATCAACAGAGTTCCGCCTTTTCGAAGGTACGGCTTAAGAGAAGTCAAAGTCTCCAGGGGGTCGGTCACGTGTTCCAGAACGTGGATCATGGTAATGAGATCGAAATCTCCCACCAGCAACTTCAGACTATCCACCACGGGAATTCCCTCCACAGCATATCCAGGATTCTCATCCACTCCCTGAATCCCGCAATTAAACGCCTCCCTCGTAGCATTTAAAAGATACCCACGAGAACAGCCAATATCCAGGTGACGAGTTGGAGCCCGTCCGAGTTCCTTGGCAATTCGAATGGATCGGCTCATTTCATCCCCATCCACATCCATGCCTTCCATATACTTACGATAATGACCTTCCGAATAGTACGCCCCAACAGAATCATCAGACATGCGGGGATTTTGGAATATCAACCCACAGCTCAGGCATCTGTCGTACTTCACCAGCACAGCCACAGGCAGGACTGCATATCCAAAATCCAGGGTTACCATGGGCTTTGACATAAAACTTCCCACGGGGGACTTGCCAAAACACCCACATACCGGACACTTCTCCAACGAAATTAATTCATTCAACTTCCGCCTCCTGTTTGATGGTTACTTTTGTGATGACATCCAGGCAGTTGTCACACTGCCAGACTTCCTTGTATTTGGTCTTTTCAATGAGCGCCCACTTGTCGTGACGCTCATATACACATCTACACCATGCCCACATATTAGCTCACCTTAATCCAGTCTGGGCTCATTATGTAGTGGAACCAATTGTTATACACCCCGTTGGTCTTGCCGACCCCATGCGGAAGATGAGACAGCCACCACTTATGATGGGCGATGCGTGAGCCGCACCCCCACTCCGTGTGATTGACGGTCTTGGTAATTCCACGCATCTCGGGATAGTTCTCCCAATCGTCACAGCTTGACAGGACATAGCGGTTGTTCTTCCAGTCGTAGTCCGTCAGGGAGTTGGGCGCGTAGTGCGCGGTGCCGACACCTGCCCCGTTGGGGGTTGTCTTGTCGATTGCCGTAAAGCGGTTCCACGAATGATACATCGGGGGGTGCTTGGCATAGACCATGGTCATGATGGCTTCCGCACGGTGTATCAGGGACTCGAGCATGGCCCCCACATCCTGGGAATAATCAAATCCCATGACAGGGAAGCGTCTAAGGGAGTTTTCAGTGTCCTTTAGGGCGGGGCCTGTCAACCATATCGGACTGGGGCCGCCCATGACCGCCTCATGAAACCCTGAATGGGGATAACCCATCAACCAGACCTCGTCGATCTCGCGGCTGGCTACCTTGCGGACAATGTCGTACTCTCTTAGTGTGTATAAATAGTCAAAATAACAAAAATAGAACTACATCTTCCCAAACAGAACCTTTTCCAGGTCTGGGGTGCGGTAGATGAAGTCTCCATACAGGCGGGTCGGCGAAGAAATCATTTCTTCAGACACAATCTCATATTTATAGGTGTGTCTTGAGGTTTCCCATATCAGATTGACGTATTCCTCGACCAATAGGGAGGGATCGTTGTATCCCATGGATAGATTCAAGTCTTTCCCAGACTCCATAATCGGATTCCAGGTCAATAACATGACCTTCTTCACCTTGGTATTGATAAACACCCTGTCTTCGCTCATGTTATCTTCCTCTCCTGCACGTGAACCATCAATTCCCTCCCAATCTCGACAAAATTCCAACCCCATCCCCGTCTTTGGCAGCGCAGGTAGAGGTTTTCCCTTACCCTGTGACACTCTTCGGGGGTCTTGAAGGTAATCGAAGGATATTTTTCTAGCCAGAGACGCCAACGGAACGTCCAGAAGACGTCTTCGGTAGTTCGATCGGTCAATGCGACCCGAACCAGAGACCTGCGGCGAAGATGATGAGCCACAAAACGGCCCCCAACTCCATGCGCCTGGCAAACCCAGGGATGTACACGCGTCGTTTATTCATCTTTCGAGCCATCGCAGGATCCTGCCGAGCAATTTTTCCAGCCATGAACGCGGCCTCGAGTATTTGATGTCCCAGAGATTGGGTTGTTGTCTTAAATTAGGCTTCATTTTTATTTTCCTCTACTTTCTCGGCATAAGTCCATATAACCAGAGGGCTGTAATTAATATCGGTTGACCCGCAAATCTCACGAGTAACTGTAACTTCCATTCCACAGTCAGGGCATACTTGAAGTCCCTCTACTTCTTCGATTAAATTTTCATGTTTGCATTTCATTTTACCTCCTTGGGAATTAGTGACACCACGGCCCCGATTGCAAGCAGGGCTATGGACATGAGTATTTGAAGTTCTGTAGATGAATAGTAGATTGAAATAAGTCCAAGCACCAATAGGGCCAGGCTCAGGGGTTTTGCATGTCTCACTTCTTAACCCTCCCCGAGAGGAACCTCAGTACTCCCCAGAGGATTAACCAGGAGGGTATCACAACCCAGAGGGGAAGTTTATCCAACCCTACATAGATGGTAATGGTTAAAACCACCCCTGCAAGGAACCCTATATCAAACCTGCTAATCACATTTTTCATTGTTCATTTAACCTTTCTGCCCTTCGGGCGCTATCTATTAGTTATTTCGTCGTTGTTCCCCGCTAAGCACCACCAAGTGTAACACCCCTCACATGAAAAGTCAAGGGTAAATCGCCCCAATAGAGGAACTCTAACACAACTCTAACACAAAGAACCCCTGGGTAAGTATAAGTACCTATTCCGCCCAGACGTACCCGTAAGGATACGGGAATAAGGGTATATCCATTCCGCCCCTGGAATCCAAATCGGACACGATTAGTATATATACGCCGCTGGGATTTAGACAAGAAGAGAAATAATAGAACGATAAACATAACTTACCTACCCACCTAAAACAATAGGATACGAGAACCCGACCGCCCTCCTCTATGTTGTGTATGTCAGGGTGTGGGCGTGTATCATGTGATGTGCTATGCGTGTGTCATCACATGCGCGTGTACATCACATGCTAGTGTGTCGTCACTCGCGCGCGTGATAGTAGCACACACGTTCTAATTATGATTAGTGAACACACGTTCTAACAATGTACCGCTGACAGCAGATGGTATACAGGTGCGCAACATATGTCGTTTAGGAAAAACGTGTTGGTTATCTTATACGTAGGCAAAATAAATCCCCCATGCGATTACATGGGGGATTAGGTCTTACAGGTTGTCTGTTGTCTATTCGGGTGTTTCGTCGTCGTTGCCATTCTCCGGGTGATTGCCGGGATCACAGCCTTCCGCGCCATTGCCCGAACCTTTATTGCACTTTTCCTTGTCATCACTGGCGGGCTGTGTCTCTGTGGGCTGTGGGACGATTACAGGCGTGTTGTCAGTAATTACGGGAATTATGACGGTCGTGTCAATTATGGCGATTACAGGCCCGCTTGACGCGACAATAACAGGCAATTCCACATCATCACTTGACGGGCGGATTACGACGGGCGAACCGTGTGAAGGGACAATTCCCGCACCATCGACAGGGGTCATCATGGCGTGAGCGGGGAGGACGAACACGAACGCCAGTACTACGGCGATTAGAGCGGACACGATTGAAAGGGTGAGTTTTTTCATTGGTTAGGTTTCCTTGTCTCTAGGATACACGATTTATGGGTCGAATTCAAATGACAAATGTCACCTTGTGGGGGTGACATTTGTCATATTTCACGATATTATGCGGGTGATGTTACCTTTGAAGCATCCGCAAGGGCGAATATCTCTTTCGCACGTTCAACGGTAACGGACATCTGTTGGGCGCGTTTGGCCCACAGTTTTTCGTCCGCACTCGCCTTGTCATTTGTGGCGAGAGAGGTAAACACTGCCTTATTAGCGTCAAACACTCCGCTATATGCACGCATGGCAGAGTCGAACACGATCTCAACTTCCGCGTCTGTGTCGCATTCTGACAATGCGGTCAATGTGACAGTACGGGCGATATTGGCATATTGCATCCAATAGGCATTGACCGCGTCACGAATGACTTTTTGTTCTGCGGTCAATTCGGCATACTTGACGCGCTTCATGGCGTCCGTGCCTTTGGGGACGGAGGTCAAGGCGAGTTTGGTCAAGGTCAATGCTTCGATGTTTGGCAAGGTGACGTTGAATTCACCATTGTTACGGGCGGTATATTGCAGTGTTACCGCTTTTGTTGCATTCACTTGCGTTTGAGTTTGCTTGGACATGATATTATCCTTTGTACTGAATTCAGACGAACACCGTCCGAATTGACCCGTTGTTATGGGGGGTCAGACCGTTGCCCCAATAATACAGCGTCCCGACCACTGTCAATAGTGTCATATGTCACCTTTTTGGGGTGACAAACGAGTAGTTTTTTCGTCGTTTCGCATAAGTTTGTCCAACTTTTGTCCAGTTTTTCGGTGTTCATGTATTGTCCACATATTGCACAGGTATGCACGTGTACACATCTTGTCCATGTATTGTCCATATCATGCACAGGCTCACGCGCATATATGGCACGCATGGCATACGCACACGCGCGGGCGATGGTTCGACCCTGGATGAAATAGACCTATTCATGTATGCTATGATAAGGGCGTGGGAGTTTGACTAATACATGGTACAATGCCAAGAAGCCAATCGAGCGTATCGCGCGCGATTCATACAACGCGCGAAGTCACGCAAATACGTGCGAGTTATAAGTCACGCGCGACTCTAGACTCACACGCAAGAACCCCCAAACTACAAGCAGGCATAGCATGGGGGCAAGAAAGCATTTCTTTCGATATGCTTGGGGGCATGCCCCCACTCTGGATTAAATAGCTGAGGGGCAAGGATGCCGACAATCGTGTCCGTGCGATTGGCTACCACAAAATTTCTCCGCCGTCAAGTGACAAACGTCACCTCTTTCGTCACTGATCTGAAGTGACAAAAACAGGACGTTTGTCACCCCAAAAGTGTGGGATAATTTTTCCACGCCGAAAAAACGGCACAGTTTCAGACCCACAAGAAAACGCTAGGAGGTCACAATCATGACACACACTTTACATGACATATTCACCAATCAGATTGTATTGGATGGGACTACGCAGGAGTTATTCAGTAATGTGACACTCAATCCCATCACCCGCATACGAGATGATGAGAAAGTCACGTCCTATTATTTCAAGGGTGCCATCGCGTATAATGTGGAGGATAGAGTGTGGGTCATCAATCGCCCTTCTCGCCCACCTAAAAAACAATCACAACGTTCACGTAAAGACGAGCGCGATGAATCGGGGTGGACGCTTGAGAAATACATGAATAACAATGACCTCATTCGTATGCTCGCACGCAAGAAACTGGAAGGGGAGTTCAACAAACCCGAAGAACCATCCCCCAATCACACGGCGGCGGAAGTGTGGAACGCCAGTCTCACGAGTAAACTATTCCTGTGCATCGTACAGGACGGTGACGCGCACATCGGGTATTCACCCAAGAATCCCACAATAAACTATAAAGTCATCCGTGTGGATGGCGAGTGGCAAATCACAAATAAGGAGTAATCGCATGTGGAGTAGTGACCCCAATCTGGACTTGTTCGTTTGGTTCGTAATATTTGCAATCGGGTGTGTGATACTGTTCTTCTTCGTGCCCGCGTTCGTAAAGCACCTGGACTTGGAGCATGGCTTTGTCATCCTCATCCTCTTAATCATCATGCTCGCAGTAATCCTGTGTGTGTCATTCATCTTCCTGTTATTCGGATTAGCAGGAGCGTAACATGGGATGGACAATCAAACAGTCGGGTACGCACACGACCCTGAAAGTCACCAATACCGTGACTAAAATAATGAGCAATATTCACCCGACGCAACCCATGAAGGGGACACAGAATCCCCCACACGTACAGGTGAAGTTGCCCCCGTCAATCAGTAAGTTAATTCAGAAGTAGAAATGGGGAGGAGCTATTCTCCTCCCTTGTAGAACTGAGTGCAAGCACGATGCGTTATGGTTAGGGAACGGTTTCCCTAGAGAGCTCATAATCCTCCGAATGTCGTTCGACTCGACGAACGCTACCTTGCGGGATAAAGTAGTCTGGTCATGCTTACGGGTCTCATAAACCTAGTGCACCCTAATAGGTGTCGGAGGTTCGAATCCTCCTCCCGCCTCAGCGTTATCGAACTCCCAATGGCAATTGGGACATAACGTCACCAGGTTGTCGATGTGGTTAATGATATTTAATGTATCGGCGTCAGATGCACTTGAGACTGACTTGATATGGCATATTTCAACGTGCTTGTCATAACCACATCGACATACCCAGGGCTTTCCACTTCTAGTGTAAACCCTCTCAGCGTGTTTGCGTATGCTGCTGAATATGTATGTCCCCTTGTAAGGAGGTAAACATGAAAGTTAAGTACAACAAGTCCTACCGCAACGCGCGGAAGGCAAAACTCCACAGGCGCTATATGCACCGTGGATGTCGCACCCGTCACTCTATTGGAGGGTAAATGCATAAGATTCTTGATAGGGATGGCAAGGTTGTATTCGAGGACGATGACAGGGCGACTGTCCTGGCTGCCTTGATTAACCTGCTGTCAAATGACCCGCTGAATCTTTGCGGGTATCATATGCCAAAGGAGACATAATATGGACGAGTTCATTCAAGCGATAGAAGAGATTCTTGGGCGTGGTCTTAGCGCAGACGAAGAATCGCAGGCGCGTCAGGCATGGGAGTACAACTACACTCCCGAAGAAACCGCACGCAAGTTCAGGTTTTACGCGGAGGCATAACATGGTGTACGTTATTATCACCCTGATTGTCCTCATCATCCTGATGCCTGTTGTCGGGTACTTCATTTACTCACTGATGGATAAGTATCACCACCCAGAGGTGCGGGACATGAATATATACGCACGTGTCCAGAGGAGCGGACGCTATGAAAAATAAGCGCAAGCACGTGAAAGACCCGTATCTCAGGCGTGTGTACTACACGCTGACCGTCATATTCCTGTTGTGGGTGGTGATGATGACCTTCCTCCCCTGGCATGGAACTCCCTAGTTGTAGGTTCTATTCAGGGCATTCGCAGAGAGTGTCCTGACTAGAACAGGCAAGCTGAAGGACGTTCAAAGGTCGAGAGGTTTACTGTATGCAGACTAGGGAGTATATAGTCTAGTGGTGTTGGAAGGGCATACCACGATAATCACCATCCCCTCCAAAGTCCCGTTCTTCTAGAGGCTTAGGAAACAGCCCCCTCAAGGCTGTAACAGGAGTCCGAATCTCCTACGGGACACTGTACCAATAAGGAGGTACCAATGAGATTATTATTTGCTGTTGCATGTGCTGTGTTTGCATTTGCGTTCTGCGTAGGAGCTGCTGCCGCCACGCTCCCATGGAGCTTGGTGTTGTTGGGGGCTGGTCTATTTTATGCGTTCATGACAGCATACATACTGTCATGTGGATAGGAGGCGCCATGAATGAATATTATTTGAACCCATCACAGGAACATATACGGGAACTTCCCAGGGAAAACGTGTTGGTATGCAACTTCGCATCAGGCATCACCACGCCCAGTTTATATCAGGAACTCATAGCATACAAGGGTAAGTACCGTATAGCCACCAAGCGCGGGTTCTCCAATCAGGTCAGGGAATGCAAAACCCTGGTGCTGAATGGTGGAAGTTCCCCCCTCCTGATAGATACCTTGAACTCAATTAAAGGCTGGCAACATTACCTGAAGAACAAGAATGTGGTGGCGTATAGCGCAGGTATTAGCGCGCTCGCCAGGTACAGCTTCAACTTCGACATCAATCGCGTGGTGCAGGGGCTGGGTATCATCCCATACAACACCATCGTACATTACGACAATAGCCCACGCATGAAGATGGGCTGGTCGACTCTCAAGTTGTGCTTTCCATTTACCCAAGTTCTGTGTATTGAGGACAAGGATACGTACGTATTTGAAGAATGAAAGAAGTTCCTGGTGTGTGCTGGTGGCTCATTCGCTAACAGCGCAACGCGTATATTGGGTGACCTGTGTTACGGATGTGCACAATCTGTAGCCAGGAAAAGATGTTTCTCGGAATAGGGAGATGCGCAGGGCAATTGATCCTGTCCTAGTAAACCACCAGCACACATCAGGGGAATCTTTCATATCCTCTTTAGAAAGGAGAGACCCATGTTAGAAGATAAACTCGCACAAGCCAGGCGTGATTTACGCCTCGCTGAAGCATGTGGAGACGAAGAAGCCATCGCCACCGCACAGGAGCGGATCGAAGAGTTGGAACATGAAATCACCCACCCGCAACGCACCCC